CGCTTCCTCGCTGCGACTCATGCGCGCCAGAAGACCATCCTCATTCCGCGCCGCCGTTGTCCCGCGAATCGCCTGGAGTATGGCCGCGTTCGTCTGCCCCTCGAAAAAGCCCTGCCGGATCGTGTCGATGGTGTTGGTCACCATCGTTTCGGACCAGCCGCGCACGAATGGCTCGATCAGTTTCCCGCCGCCCGGGCCCCTCAGAGAAAGCGGCTTTGACAGCGCGGCCGCATAGACTTGGGTCGGCGCGGCGACTGTGTAATTTGTGGTAATGGTGCCAAGCGCCCGAATCTCAAAGCCCGCCTCATACTCCGCAATATCGCGCATTTCGGAAAGCAGCGCCGTATCGGCCCGCCCACGGATCGCCCGCAGGTCAGCAGCGATGGCGGATAGCTGCGCCTCTATGCGCCCACGCTGGAACTCCGTTGCTCCGATTCTGAGGCGTAACGCCCGATCCATTTCGATCAGAAACGCCTGCGCCCTCTTCGACTGCCCGCGTTTCAGCCGCTCAAGAAACACCTGATGCCGCACGGAGGCGTTAGCGAGGATCTGACTGGCTGGGTTAGGTGCCGCCATAATTAGGCCGGAGGCAGCAACAGGTCGCCCGCGCTGGAATCCAATTCCTCGCGCAGCATTTCGTCGGTGCGGTCGGGTGCAATCAATCCGGATTGCCGCATCGCCGCCCACAGATCCGCGTCAGGCATTTTCCCCGCCTGGACCGTGAGCAGCAGGGAGCTGAGCATCTGCGCGTCCACTTGCCCGCCGGAGTAGTCCTGCTGTATGCGATACTCGCCCGCTCCGTCGCCCATGAATTGCGCCATCCACTCAAGCGCGCGGGTGTAGGCGTCGGACACATTGCTCGCGGCCAGCGACAACACCGACATTTCAGCCTCGCTGTCCGCCTGCGCCTCAGTGGCGGTTTTCACTGCGCCACCCGGCTGCAATAGCCGCGCACCGAGTGCAATCATCTGCTGTTCTTTTTGCTTCATCGCCTCATAAGCGAGGCCGTTAGCAGTCGCCTGCGCCAGCCCGAACGACCCGCCCTCGGGCAGCATGATCGGCGCGCGCGACCCGAAATAGATCCCGGTTTTTTCCAGGTGGTCGCGCCACTCGACCGACAACCCGGACATCCACGGTTGCACCTGCCCGACGAGATAGGCAGCCTCTTCGTAATCCGCGCTGTTGCGGTAATGCGCGATATTCAGCGAGGCGATATCGTAGAGCGGCGACGGGTCGCAGTGGTCGTCGTTGTTGACGGCCCCGCAGAACACGAATGGAATCTCTCTCCACGGACTCCTTGATGCGTCCAGCACCACCGCCGGCCCCTCAACCATGACCCATGCGTCGTGCTCGTTTTCGCGCCAGACTTCTTGCGTGTAGCCTGCCGCAGTCAGTCGCAAAACGCGGTATTGATCCTCAATGACCATCGCGAAATCGTCCACTGTCTCATGCGCCTCGCGCAGCACAACCATGGACAACGTGGTTTTGCTGCCAATCCGTATCGTGCGCCAGTTTGTGACGCTCGCGGCAGGGTACAGCGCAATGCGCGCTCGGATGGCACCGCTCGCCATATCGGCACGCGATGCCGGCACAGACGTGGGAGGGTAATCCACCAGCAGCCCGCAGCGCCCGGCTTTCAGGACATGCGACAGCGCCATCTGCGATTGCTGGTAAATCGATACGCCCGCGCCATCGATATCCTCAAGCGCATAATCAATTGCGCCGGTAATGTCAGCCGTGGGGTCTTCTCCGAATGCGGTGCCGAGCAGTGTTTGTAGCGTGCGCCCGGTCGCGTTGTAGTAAACCGCCCGTGTAAGATATTGCGCATACCGCGCGTCATTTTCCTTTGATTTGTCGGTCGGGTTGGGCTTCGGCAGATACGTTTCGCCCTTGCCTTTTACCGCAATCTCTCCGGCTGCGGCATCCTCAGAAAGCGTCCACTCCGGCAGGCTGGCATCGTATTCGGCATGCGTAGCAGTAACGTCGGTAGTCAATTCGCCACCCTCAAATTTATTTCCATTGCCGGCCGGATCAGCGGATAAAGGAAATGGCAGAAGTACGACCCAGCGTCATTCAAATGATCCAGCCCAGCGCTTTTGTCCGGCTCGCCGTTGGAATTATACGCCTGCTGTTCCAGGCAGCGCACGTACTGCGGACATCCCGAGAGGCTCACCAGGTACCCCTTCCCGAATTGCGCGTTCATCGAGTTTACCCGATCCCGGATTCTTGGGTTTGCCGAATGCGCGTAGACGCTGAACCCGGCTGCCCTCAGCACATGAAGGTCGGTCTCGCCCGCGTTGTTGGATTGCCGCGCGCCGCCTGTACTATCCGGGTAAACGCTGATCTTGTGCCCCGCAAAGCTCCGGGCGATTATCCCGCACATATCGGGAGTGTCGAGCGCCTTGGTGATCTCTTGCAGCGCAAGCGGCTTGCCATTGCGGATGACGTGTACCACCGCGCTCATATTTCCTACGTTGAAGTCCATGCCAATGTGCAGATCCTCCCCCGGCTGGATAGTGGCGTCTGTCAGATTCCGATCCCGGCTGAACTCGCGATAAACCGTCCCAGCCGTGAGGTTGACGAACTGCCCATCAAGGTAAGCCGGAAGCATATGCTCCGGGTAGATTTTTATCAGCTGGTCAATGTAGTCGGCGGGCAGGTGTGGATTGCTCGCGGTCGGAGCGCGGATTATTTCGTAACCGTCCGGCGGGTCGACGGCCCAGGTTTGATAAGCGAAACCGAACCCTTCCGGCGTGGTGGCGACTCCGATGGTGTTGTCGCCCTTGGGTTTTTTCTGCCGGTTCCGCGCAACGATTTTGCGCCAGACATCCGCCGCGTCGGCTGGCTTCAGTGTGTCGATTTCGTCCACGTCTGAGTCAGCGACTTCGTACCCTATAATTCTCTCCGAGTTGTCCATCGAGCGGAAGATGATCTTTCCGCAGCCATGAATCTGTATCTCATTGAGCGGGCTTTTCCTCAACGTGTAGCCTATGCCGAGAGAAATAAGCAGTTCCTCGAATCTCGGCCACGCAATCTGGCGGATAAGGTCGTAGGTCGGCTCATAGAATGCGCGGTTTAGCCTTGGGTTGCGGATCGATCCCATGATCGAACGGAGGATAAGGGCGTAGGTTTTCGCGCTGCCATACCCGCCAACCATCAACGGCGCCTTGGCCGTGCTCAGCAGGAATCTCGCCTGCGGGATCGTCGGCTCAATTACCATCGGTTTTAGGCATGTTGATAACTATCGTCGGCGGCGACGCGTCGAGGCCTTCTCCGCGCTCCTTCTCCCGCCATCCCGCCTGCGTCTTCATCCAGAATATCATCGCCGCCGTATCGCCGCCCTTCGCCTTGTTGAACAGCGCGCCGCCGATTGTGGCATTCGCCCTGGCCTTGGATAGGTCCAGGTCGTGCCGGTACCACTTGCGCAGCGTCTTGAGGTCGATACCGAGTATCTGCGCAATGTGCGCCTGCGTTGTGCCCACGGTAGTGTGCAGCCGCACCAGCTCGCGGGAGTGCTGGGTAGGCTCATGCGGGACGCGGGACATTATCGCGCCCTCACTTTCTTGAGCTTCATACCGTACTCATTCGGCTCGGTCGGTATTTCTATGCCCTCGCGCCGTATCAATTTCTGCCGCTTGAATGGCCGGTAATTGACTTTGTGGTGTATGCGGCCGAATTTGCGGACCACCTTGCAATACTGCGGATATACGTTAGCCAGCATCATGGACTTAGCAAGCGTGCCGGTATCCGCATACTTCTGGCCTTCCTGAACCACGCCTTCTGCATGGTAAAACTCATCTGTATTACCACCTTTAATCGCCTGCGTTTGCATCTTTTCCTGCAAAAACGCATTGAATTGAATCGTGCACCACCCGGCGGTCAGCATATCAAGCGAAAGGATAGTATCCTCGTTATAACGTCCTCTCCAGCGGAAGCCGACATCATTGCGGATCAGATTGCACGAATATATGCGCGTATTCAACACGAAGGGCGGCTGTGCCACTTGTGAAAACGCGAACATCACATAATCTGGGCCGGCCATTGCCACATTTTTATAACGCAGAGCGAAATCTTCCATTGCCAGCCAGAATGAAGCGCTTGTGCACTTGATCCGCGCATTCCTGTGCATCCTGGCGAAGCTTTTTATATTGTCATCCATAACCCAATGCCACGCGTAGCCGTCAGCCATCGAATGATCCCATGCAAAGTTGCGCGCGGGGCCGGGGCCGGTGCTTTTCGTCAAGCCGAGACTATCGCATGTCTCATACTTTGCCTTGTAAGACATATCGAGCGGCAATATATCCGCTAGCAATCCCATCTGCTTAACAGCACTCTGATAATCAGCAACCTGCTGCGGCTCAACTATCACGAAATGGCGCACACCCATAGCGGTAAGCGCCTTGCTGGTAATCATGTACTCGCTGCGGCCCTTGCTGGGGATATACAGCGGGAATTGAGGATGGCCGTCACTCATCGCTCGCCCAGCGCATGCTTTCGTTATCCCTGCGCTCCTTTTCCGGGAACCATATCGATTTCGTCTTATCGGTATGCGATTGCCCGATAATGCTGAAAAACTCTCTGACATCCTCGGGTGTATCAAAGCTGACCCATATTTTACGAAAGCAGCCCTGATCATCGAATTCCGGCATACCCTTCCATTCAGCCGCAGCATCAGTCTCGCCTTCCTCCCGCTCCAGCAATATGCCGCTTATCTCTCCCATGCTGAACCCGGTCAGATCCAGATCGAACCCCAGCTCGCCCAGCTCGCTCAACTCTACCCGCAGCAAGTCATTGTCCCAGCCCGCAAGCTCTGCCATTTTGTTCACGCTCAGACGAAATGCCTTGATCTGAACGTCCGTCATGTCGTCGGCCAAGAGAACCGGGACTGTCTCCATTGCCAACTTTTGCGCGGCCTTGAGCCTCAGGTGCCCATCTATTACCGAGCCGTCACTCTTGGCCAGGATAGGCACACGGAATCCGAACTCATTAATTGCCGCCGCGAGACGATCAACGGCCATGTCGTTCTTTCTAGGGTTCCCGGCATATGGGATCAGCCGGTCAATTGCCCACTGCTCAACGGCTTGATCGGCTGCTTTATAGCGGGGAAATTCGCTCATAATTCCGCCAAATCAACGGGTTGAATCACTGTCACAGCGTAGCCGCCAGCACGAACAGTTGATCCAACTGTTCACCACTCAACCCCAGCGCAGTAG